GTCTTTTTCTCCAAAGTTAATTTCTATTTCTTTCTTTGCCATATTAATTTCCTCTCTTTCTATAAACTGATACCATTTTGTTAGTCCACATACACTTCTTTTTACCAACTGGCTCTACTATTCCTTTTATTGATAGTTCAGTTAGTCTTGGTGCAGTGAAGTTTCTTTCATTGTTTGGTATCATTTCTCTCATATACATTTCTTGTGCTATCTCTTTTGCTGTCATTTCTCTATTTCCTAAGCACTCTAATATTTGCTCGTATCTCTTTTGTTTATCTACTTCTAGATTTGCTTGTATTTTGTTTTCTAGTGTTACGTTTTGTCCTATTAGCCTTTCTTTCATTTTTCAGTACCTCTATTTCTTTCTTTAATTCTTTAATTTCTTTTTGTAACGTTTCTATTTTTCTTTGTTTTAAGAAGTTCTCTCGTGAGTAGTATTTAACTTCTTCTTCAAACTCCTTATATTCTCTATACCAATTTTTGAATATGCTCATTTGTTCACCTAGATTTTTAATAGTGACCTAACTATTGAAGTCGGTGCTATTAACTTATTCGTGTTTGGAAGTAATATTCCTTTGCTCTCGGCTATCTCTTTAGCTTGTTTTATGATGTTTCCTGAAGCCTTATAGCCTATACCGGCTATCTCCTGGAGATCTTTTATTGTTAAGTAAGGTTTATTTAATACTTCCATTACGTAATCTATTCCTTTCTTGTGTTAGTCTTTTAATTTGCTTTTTATAAAAGTCATTGTCTTCTAGTAGTTTTTGCTTTTCTAGTAAAAGCTCATCGTATAGTAATTTAAGTGTGTTGTATTTCTTCCTATATTTTCTTTCTTGTATTAGTTCTTTTATCATTTACATTTACTCCTCTCTTTTTTATTTCTTTGATAAAGTTATATTTTCTTCTTGCTAGTTCGTTTAATTCTTCATCAACATATATTTTTGAATTACACATGTAGCAGAACTTTGTTGTTCGATACGTTGGTATTCCGACTTTCATGTTGCAATAAGGACACCTACGATATACCTTTTCTACTTCGTTATTAGTTACTTTGTTAAACCAATAATCATCTTTTGTTCTTGGATATCTCATATTAGTGAAAACTATTTAATAACTCTTGAAATTCCTTTTCTTCTTCTTCAGATACACTCGTTTGTGTTTCTTTTGTACTCCAACTAGGTAGTTCTTCTTTATTCTTATGTTGATGGCTCTCCCATGTTATTAGTTTTTGTTTCCAATTCTTTATGTCTTTCCAATTATTTACTTCGTAATAATCAAAGAAGACCTTTGGGTCGATTCCACTTTTTCGTTCTTTAACATATTCTTCTACTTCTTCTAAAGTAGGCTTGCTAAACTTTCTTTTAATATTTTCTTTATTATTAATACTTGTATTATTAATACTTATATTATTCTCTTTAGCATTTTTGCTAATCGTCGAATAGCAACTTTGATAATCGTCGGTTAGCAAGTTTGCTAATCGTATCTTTCGATTTTTAACTTCAGCACCTCTCTTTTCATATTCAATAGTTATGTAGCCTTTTACTGATAGTTTTTTAATCTTTCGTGATATTGTTGTTTCGTGTTCTTGAAACAAGTTTGCAAAGTATTCATTACTTGCATAACAATAACCTTTTTCAGCACATAAACTCGATATGATAAGAAGTAGTCCTAACTCTCCATTGATTTCTTTGTCTAATGCCCACGCATTTAAGCAAAGTGCGTATCCTTTATCCATGTTCCTCTCTTCCTGTTGCCAACTTGATTTATCTAAGGAATTATGATATTATTAAGCTGTTCTAAATAAATCATTACTTCTAGATTTGTTTGGTAACGTTATATTTTCTTTGAGTGCCAATTTGGTGCTCTTTTTTTATTACTATATACCACTATTCGTGGTGCATTATTGTAAATAAAAAGAACTAATGTCACAACCAAATATCTCAGATAGTTTTATTAAGACACTCATTTTAATCATTGAAGCGTCTTCTTCATAAGTTATATATGTTCTACTTGTCAAACCTAACTTATCAGCCACTTCTTTTTGAAGTAAGTTGGCTCTACTACGTTCAGCTCTAATGTTAGCTGCAATTCTCTTTGGATCAGTTGTAAATCTCATCACTATCTTTCTCCTTTCTATGATACAATTATAACACCACTATTCGTGGTAGTCAATACTTTTTTTCATTAGTGATGAAAATTAATTTGAATTATATCGTTCTTTTCCTTATAATAATTGGTGTGAGGTGAAAATATGCAAACATACATTTCAACGAACATAAAGTATCTAAGAAAACTTAAAGGTATAACTCAAGAACAACTTGCTAAAGTATGTGGCAAAGGCTACACTGCTGTTGGGAACTGGGAAACAGGAATAAGAGAGCCATACGTAGTAGACTTAGCAAACATAGCTAACTTCTTTGGTGTATCTATTGATGATTTAATTAAAAAGGACTTGAGACTTAATGATAACGAAAAGAACTCCAACTAAAGATGGACGTAAGTATGTCTTTATTATTAGATATAAGGATATATATGGGAAGACAGTACAATATCAGTCTCAAAGATATGCTACTTCTAAAGAAGCTAAAGAACAAGAGGCTATATATAGACTAAAGATATCAGAGAATAAGGTTAATCGTTCTACAATCACTTTTAAAGACGTTAAACGAGAGTATTACGAGTATATGAAGCCTAAGATTAAACCACAGTCTATCGTTAAATATAACGTGCTTTATGGTCATTTAGAGGCACTTGATAATATTAAGGTCAATGACTTCAATTTAGAGCTATATAATAAACTATTAAATAATATAAACAAGAAAGATTTATCAGCAACTTATAAGAACAAGATTCTTGGTATGCTTAGAGCATTGATTAGATATTCTAATAAATACCATAATACGAGTGATGAAATGTTAAAGTTCATTGAAAATATTTCTTTAGCCAATACCAAAAAAGAAATGGACTTCTATACATTTGATGAATATACCAAGTTCAGAAGTGTAATTGGCGATGATGAGTGGAAATTATGGTTTGATATGTTATACTTCATGGGTTTCCGTAAAGGAGAATTGCAAGCACTAACTTATGCAGATATTGATCCAATAAAAAAAGAGGTTAGTATCACAAAGACACTAACCACTAAATTAAAAGGTACTGAGTTTTATGTTTCTTCTCCTAAGACTAAGACTTCAAATAGAATATTACCTATTCCTGATAATATACTTTCTCAAATTATTAGTAATAAAAAGAAATATGAGGAGTATGCTAACTTTAGTAATAAATGGTTTTTGTTTGGAGGTATTACTCCATTTAAAGATACTAATATTTCTAATAAGAATATTCAATATTCTAAACTAGCTAATCTGCGTACTATACGTATACATGACTTTAGACACAGTTGTGCTAGTTTGCTCATCAATCAAAACATGCCTATTACACTCGTTTCTAGGTATCTAGGACACTCAAAAGTATCAGTTACACTAGATACATACTCCCACATGTATAAGAGTGATTTAAACACCCTTACTGATTATATAAATAATTTAAAATTTTAATAAATGTTGTCTAGAGTGTTGTCTAGAACTCATAAAAAAAGAAAAAACCCTTATAAAATAAGGGTTATTTTTATTATTGGTGGAGCCGGGGAGAATAAAAATACCTTTTTATAGCCTTATTTTACGTTGATTTTATAGGTTTTTTATATTCTCATGCTCCTTAATTTTTAACTGTTTTTCATAAAAATGTTGTCTCGATGTTGTCTCAAATTATTAAGCTATCTAAGAACTCATTTACTTTTTCTAAGATACGAATTTTATATTCTAATTGTATTTCTTCAGGTGTTAATTCTCTTGGGTATATTGTTTCCCAATCTTTTGAATATGCTATCCACATATTTTGCACTTTATACCAATCATATCCATCTTTAGCACCCTCAGTATCTTCTATGTCATAGAACCCCATGTTCATATATCCTAATACTTCCCCACTTGTTCCTGGAGTTTTACGTGCTCTAAGTGAATCTACTTTAACTTCTATTTGATCTACTTTTGTGTTTCTTGGTACTGGTTTCCCTACTTTTTCCATAACTGATACCTCCTTAAACTTATATCCATTTGGGTTTATTATATCCGTACATGCTTTATCTACATAAAATGCTTCATTAGGAAGAAGACTCTTTTCATATACAAAGCACCATTTACCATTAGAGTTTTTCTTGAAACCATAATACTTGCCTATGTTAGCAGTACAGTGAAAATGATTTCCTGTTGCTTGGCCATCTTTCCCCTCTAATAGTATTTTTTCTCCTTTGTGTATTATTTGCCCTACTTTTACTTTTTTTATGTTGTCTTCGTTCATGTGTGTTAAAGTAAGCTCTAATATGACAGGTTGTTCTTGATAAGGTATTTTTAGTTTTTTAACACTTTCTAATCTTACACTATTTGTTGTTGTAGAATTTAAGCCTAGTATTTCTACTATTCTAAAGTCATTTTGAGGCACAAAATAACTTCTACCTTTGTCTTTTAATGCCTCATCCCAGGGTTTATCTGAATAATCTTTAAAAGGAGACCAGTGAGGCAAATGATTACCCTTATCATGTCTTTGAGATATATTCATATATTCAAAGGGATATATTGCGTATTCCATTTATTCCTCCATTTCAGGAAGACCTGCTATTGATGTTAGTAATGATAACACTCCTGCTAGTCCTGAAGCACTAAGAATTAATAGCCAATTTACTTCATTAAACAATGTTGCTGTTCCTATTGAAGCTACTGCTGTTTGTGCTACTGTTTTAATAGCACGAATACCTGCACATTTTAACCATTTCTTCCACCAATCTTTTGTATACTTTTCCATATTTTCCTCCTATTCCAATAAAAAAAGCACTATATGTGCTCTTTTATTCTTCTTTAAACATATTTCCAATATTGTTATGTTCTTCCATAAATAATTGAAATAATGTATCGCTAACCATCGTGTACTTTTGCTTCATATTTTCATCGTCACAATATTTAGCCATCATTTTCCATTTATAAGCGTCTTCTAATAAGTCCATTGTTTGCTTAATGTACTTCTTAAAGTCACATATTTTATCTTCATATTCCATTATTTTTTACCTCCTGTTACTTCACTTGCTGTTCCTCTACGATTTAGATTACAACAAGATAGTATTACAAATTGACCATTAACATATCCAGCATTTTCGTTTCCATATCCTATTGGATAGTTTATTCTACGATTTAATTGATTTGCTAATACTTGATTTCCATATTTGCATAATACTGGTATGTCATTTTCTCCTACTTGAATAAATACCGGATAATTTGCTGTTGCTTCTGGTATGTTGCAAGCTAACACTAAACGATAATTGCCTGTATTTACAAGTGTTTTGATAGGTTGATTAGGTATTAATACTACGTTGTTAGTACCAGTTGTGAGGTTAGAACATATTATTGTATTGCAATTCATAATAACCCTCCTCAATAATAAAATAGACTAGACCTATACGATCTAGCCATATAAGTCAAACTATACGTTAATATAGTGAAGTTCCACTACAACCACAACCATAGTAGCATGGTGGTTTTGGTGCTGTTGTTGCTAAGTTTCCTAAAATGTTTTCAGTGATTATAGCTGTTTGTCTAGTGTTAGATAGTTCATCTCTAGTTACTGCTAGTTTATCTCTTAAATCATTGATAACATTTTCGTTCATAGCACCTAATATTGTGCTAGTTTGGTTAGCAATTTGGTTTCCTATTGCTGCTACACTGTTAGACATTTGATTTGATAAGTCTTTAATTAAAATTGCATTATCATATTTGTTGTTTAATACAGTGTCATTTACCATAGCAATACTTGATTGTATTTGTCTTGAATTTGCGTCTTGTGTTTGGTTGTATAGACTTGCTTGTATATCAGCTAGTCCTAGTGCTGTTCCAGTTCCACCACCGAAACCAAAACCATTACCAAAACCAAATATTCCTGCTATGATTAGTAAACCAATTAGTCCTGACCAATCTAGACCCATACTTGATGTTCCGTTCATACTTTCCTCCTCTCTCTATATCAACTCTTATGAGTTAATAATCTTACTCAAATTGTTTACTTGCTCTTGTGTTACACCAGATTGTTTCATTAAATCTTGTAAAGCCTGTTCTCTATTTGGGTTGTTTAGGAAAGTTTGAGCAACTTGTCTTTGTTGTGGTGTCATCATATTCATTATTGCTTGTTGAGGGTTGCCACTCTTTAAAATTTGCATTATTAAATTCATGTTCATTTCTTTTCCTTTATCTCCTTTTCTAATTCTGCTATACGCTGTTTTAATTCTTCATTTTCGATTTGCTCAGGTGTCTTAGGCAAGATAAGTGGGTATTCTTTTATATCCCCATTTATTTCCTTAATCGTTAGTAAAGCATTATCGAGGCAAATAAAGGCTGTTTTACGTGTCACTATAATATCATTCGGGTTTTCATCTTTCGTTATCATACGTGCCTCAAAATCAATTTGTGTGCCTACGTTAAACACGTTCATTGGTTGCTGATAGTTTTTAAGCATATCGTCAATTTTCTCCCTCTGCCTTAATAAATTATCTACCATATAATTATTCATAAGTCCTCCTAGACGGAAAGATATGCTTCTCAAACATTGTTTTAAAATGCTCTAACAAGTCTTATCCCTCTTTCCACTTTAATTCTCTCATAGAAAGAGGGGTATTTCTTGTCTTGTTTTTACCTATAAATTGTCAAATAACTCTTAATATTTTTTTATGTATTTTCTTAATCTCTCTACTTATTGTGCTTTCACTCACATTTTCTAGCATAGCCATCTTTGTTATGCTGTATTCTTTTAATCTATATTCAAAAATTCTTTCTTGTAATTCACTAAGATATATCTTGTTTTTTATTTCATTTACTTCTTGTTTCGTAAATTCAAATCTAAGCATATTACCTCATCAGTAAATAAAATAAATATATATTAAAACCAGCTGATAAAATGAAGAATATAAACGTAACTAACCATATAATGAAATACTTATTACTATTAGAATTTAACGTATGTAGTAAAGCAACAGCACCAGTATTTTTTTCAATATTTTCTTTATTTTTACTAATGTTTGTGTAATTGCTTTCTATTTTTCCTTTTATGTCATCAAGTTCAGCTTTGATATTTTGTAGTTCTTCTTTCATTATTTCTCCTTATGATACAACTCAACGTGTTCATGTATTTTTCTATCTATTCTTTCATCAAGTTCTCTATCGTATGTTTCTAACTTTGCTAGGATACGTTGCACGTTCTTATCAAGTTGATCTAATCTGAAGTTGATTAACCCCAGGTTAGACTCTTTTGTTTCAGCTACTGCTTTATCTCTTCTATTCAAGATAAGTGTGATAAGTGAGATAGTTACAGCAGCAATACTAACTATAATTCCTATTTCCATTATTCAATCACCTTTAATGCAGTTGCCTTTATAATGAAGCTCTCATCATTATTAACCTGTCCTATATTAGTAGTACCCTCGTATGACATAGCATTTTGTATATTATCTAGTTGTTCTATTAGGTTGTTATCTTCTATTAGTGATAGGTATGGTG